TGCCACACCTTATGATTTACTATAAATACAATAAAAAGAAAAATCCCAATTCACGGATTGGGATTTTTTGATTTTTATTTAAATATCTTATTGAACATCATCAATAACATCATTGAAATCCTGTGTTTCATCAATATTTGTTCTTTTTTCCTTAACTTCATATAGTGGAACATCGTTAACATCGTCCTTGATTTCGTAGATATTGAATTGTCTTGTGATTACTCTATTTTGGTCGTAATACGTTAGAATACCATTATCTACGTCTTTAATTTGTTCACCAGCCACATAATTACTGAGTGTATCAATGGTGTTCTGAACCATATCGACTTCAATCACAAGTGGCGAAAAGAAAGTATTTGAAATCAAAATCATCTGGTCAGGATTACCGATAAACGGAGATGCGTTTGGTTTCACGTCACTTGAACTACTTGGAGTTAGTTGTACGAAATGCAATGTACCTGTATCATCAAATCTGTATCTAATTGCTTTCTGACTCGTATTTCCAACATTTTCGCTAACTGGAACAACTTTATTTGCTGTCACAACATAACGAACAACGTTTCTTATTTTATTATTAGTTGCAGAATCAATGTATTCGATACGATAACCTTGTAATGCATTATTTGCTCTCAGACCTTCAGGTAATTGATTAGCATCGAGAACGATTCCCTTAACACTTGGTAACGATGACAATACACTGCAATCAACAATGGTTGTATTAACTTTTTTCGGTTTGAGATAAATTGTATAGATACCTAATTGTCCAAAAACGGTTGCTGGTAGTCTTAGATTATAGAGACCTTCTAAAAGGTTCTCATCACCAACAATTTGTTCTTCTTCAGGTAATTCATTTTCCGATAATATCTCAGAAGAGTTTAATTTATAAATATTGTTATTAAGCGTTTCCCTGTTAGGTGTATAATTATAATAAACATCGATATCATCAACGCTTACATCTGCGGGTCTTGTTATACCAAAAATACCATTTGCCATCTTATGTGTTATTTATTATATTAAAATATCTTCCACCAGCATATGTGGTTAAGTCAACTAGATTACTAATGAATTCCAATCTATAATTTTTATTAAATGCTGATAATTCACCTCTGGTTATAAATACATCGTCATTAATTTTAGGGTTGCTTATTATTTTTTCCTTATTTGGGTTTTTTATATACGATTCATCAATGAAATTTTCGGTGTTGTTTGCCGTGTAATTAAACGTTGTCCCAGAAGTAGCACCTGTTAGATTATCAACATATTGAATTCCACCAAGAAAATAAGTAACACTCACACCAGAAACCGAATTACCGTAATCCACACCATCTATTGTCGAAGTTCCTCCACCAACATACTGGTCAGCAAAAACCGATGTAATTACGTATTTGCGCAATTCAGCTAATCTACTATTATCTGTTGTTCCAGTTATCATTTATTTAATTATTTAAGCCACGTAAGTAACAAAAATATAACCTCTGAGTCCTCCCGTACCATAACCATTAAACGCACTATCATCAAAATATGAATCAGTATGAGACGATATTTTAAGTCTTGCATTTGCTGCATATCCCGCATCTTGCATTATAAACCAATATGATTTTGTCTCTTCATTATCTGCTGGCATTGACAATGGATATAAACCACCGAGATTTGAAAGTATAAGTACTGTACAACTTCTAATTTTATTCCTCACAACACCCAAATTCACTTCTTTATATCTCGCACCGCCTTCCATATCATAATTGGTGATATTCACCACTTTTTGTAGGAATGCTGCTGGTGCGGGTGGTATTGCAGCTATTATTAAGTCTTTAAAATCACCATAGGTGATATTTTTATAAGCACTTCCAACCTTACCATATGCAAGTTTATCGCTGGTTAGAGGTGTCCCTAATACTAATTCAAATAATTTCTTGTCTGCCATAATTATTCATATATAAAATTGTCGTCATTATCATCCACGAATGGATTCCCTGCACTATCCACCAGATAAAATGTTTCCTCTGGTGGTTCTGGTGGTATTGGTTCTGATGGTTCACTATATGCATCAAAAAAACCGATATCATGAGCAAGTTGTTTTAATACAATTTTAAGATAATACGTTACACCAGTATCAGGAATTATTATATGACATGTACCAGTAGTACCAGTACATGATATTTCTTCCGTAGTTACCGCTTGTAATATAGTTTTTTTCAATATTTCCATTAAGTAACACTCTTTCTCAATAACACTTTAATATCTTTCTCAGGGTAACGGATTTCAAACATCGAATCCTGTGATGAATAAATAGTGTTATTCTCTATACTTATTTCACCAGTACTGGTATTTGATATTGGTTGTATGATGGTATTACTTGAATACTGACCACCAACTTTATTAAACACTTTAATACCAATAATATTTATTACACCATTTGCACTCAAAATCTCTTTCTGAAGTCTACCAAGAAAAACATCTTGATTCATTTCATGATCATTAATATCAAGTGAGTCAGTAACCAATGAAATAACACTATTTGCAATCTGATTATTTGAGGTGTTTTCAACATATATATCTATTTCAAATGCTAGATTAAAAATCTTACCATCTTTAATTTCAATATAATCATTAACCATTCTATATTGTGTCAGGTATTCGGTAATATTTGTTTGCAACAGTGAATTACTGGTATTATTTAACTTACCATCAGCACTGATTCCCAGAATTGGAATTACCACTTTATTATTTATTTTGAATGCATTTGCACGAAATGGTGAACCAAACTCCCCGGGCATCTTGTATATCTGTAATAGATAATCAGTAAGTGTTACATCTCTTTGTTGAGCACTGAAATTATATTTAATCAATTGTCTAATTTGTTCAGTACTCAATCCATCATTACCACCAATTGCTGGAATTGGATTTGTTGTTATTAGACTTCTCTGAACCTGTTGATTCAGGTCTTGACGAGAACCAATGACCCTTAAATTATATGAACCGAGTTGTGTCAGAACATCAGAACCAATATTAGAAGCAACCCCACCACCAGTTCTATATTTAACAAACAAGGTATAATTCGACTTTAATTTTTCACCAAGAGCCGTATTATTTAGAAAATTTTCAAGAAAAGAACGATTACTAACACCTTCTTTTAACAAACCGTCTTGAAATGCATTTACATCGCTATCACCAGAACCAAAAGTTAATTTACAATAACCCTTGGGTGTGAATTCTTTTATGAATTTTTTCGTAACATCAATCCATATCGCTGCTTTTATATTACTTGTTGTGGTATTTGCGCTTGAAGCCAACCCATCTTCAATAAAAACACGTTGTTGACCCAGATAATCTACTTCAAAATATTTATTATTAATATCATTGAACTCACCAGTGGTAGGTGTTGTGCTGATATTTGTACCTTCTAAAAGTATTATACTTTCGATTTCAATAACATCTGGGTCTGGTAATGTAAATGAATAAAACGGAATAATATCTGTGGTATTAATGATCTTTTTAAAAATACTTGTCCCACCATTAATAACAACTTCTCTCTTTGTGATAGTGTAAGTAACTGGAATACCATTTGTGTCAAGATTCGGTATAATACTACGGTTAGGATCACCAAGACTACTAAGTGTAGTACTCCAATCAATAATCGATTGTGTTTCAAATACTTTACCCCCGCCAAGTACTTGTGCACCGCTTCCCAAAACAGGATAATAATTGGCATCAGGAGCATTACCGAGTACGGGAACAACAACACTAAAGTCAACAACAGTAACACTTGGTCTACGTGCTGGAATATTGAATCCCATATTCTTGGCGATGTTCAGAATACTTGCTCTTTGTTGAGCATATTCCAGTTGAGTTTCCTGAAATGCCCTATCTGTATTAACACTAAGATTATTAGTCACACCAGCATTTAAATCGATAAGCATTGCACCAACACTTGAATCTGTGAAATCACTAAGGACTTCGGGATACGCTTGACGAATAATGGAGATTAAGTCTTGTCTTATTTCTCCAAAAGTTCTACTTCCGTATTGAATTACATTTGTTGTCGTTTGTGTTGCCATTTTCTATGTTTTAAAAATTTAAATCAATATTACCTTGTTCTGTTAATGAACCTTCAGTATATACGAATTGAATATTAACATTTAATTGATTTTCACTAATTACTTCTCCTTCTTCGTCATTATTCCAATTAAATGCTACTGATGTTATTTTCACTTCGGGAATATATAGTGAAACCGTATTTCGAATCTCTTCCTCAACCTGAGTTGCCGTCAATTCATCATCGGGTTCAAAAATATATTTTAGTAAATCCGTACCATAATCACTTTCATAATATCTTTCACCTTTTTGTGTCAATAAAAGCAATAATAGGTTGGAACTATACGAATCCTTAGTTACTTGATTCATCTGAATAAAACTATTAGTTTCATTATCATCTTTAAATGGAAACGTGATATTATATGAATTCATTATTATCGATTTCCTATAAATACTTATAAACAAAAAAATCCCGACAAAATGTTTGTCAGGACTCATCTGAATTTATTTAAACTGTTTTTATTAACTTGTTTTTTTTCTTCGCTTACCTTTTATTGCTTTTTCTTCATCTTCTCTTTGTTTTTTGACATCGAAAAGACTTTTAATAGATTCATGTAAAGTAATAATTGACTCATGACCGTACTTCTGCAATACGCCAGTATGTGTGTTGAAATTTGGTTTTTCCAGAGAAACTGTATCACTCTCACTTATACTAACACCAGCAAGACATTCCATAATTGCCATTTCTTGCATATCAGTAGGTAATTCATCAAGAATTTCTTCATTAAAGACTACTGCAAAGTTCACGCCTTCAGTAAGAACTTCTACAATATCATTTGTTTTTACGATTCTATAAAGTTCTTTTTGTTTAGTATTGCTAAGAACTTCAAACTGAATCCAGTGTGGAATACTTGTTTTATCTCTGATTCCGTCAAAGAGATTTACTACGTCCTCAGACGCTTTTTCAATTTTTGCCATTTTTTTATTTGTTTTTAATTAATAATAGAATTATATTTCGATTTAATACTTTCGATTTTCTGAAACAGGTCCCCAAACATTGGGTCTTCTGCTTCAAATTCTTTCTCAAATTTATTTTCAAGTTCTTCGGTAAACGAAAACATATCCTCAATACTTAATTTAACCATGTCTTCGATTTCAATCAGTGTTGCCAATTGTACATTAACAGCATCCAATTTCTTAAATTGTGCCATTTTCTTCGCATACTCAGTAGAGGCTTCAGCTACTTTTTCTTCCGAAACTGGTTCAACTGAAATGCTGGCAGCACGTTCCTCAAGACTACTTTTAATGTTTTCAAGTTCTTCTTCGACATCCTTGCCTTTAAGTTTGGCATCAGCCAAATCATGAACTTCAAGTATTTTTTTTGCTGCTTCGGAGTTGAATTCTCCAGTATCTGCTGCTTTCTTTAAATTTTCTAAAAAATCACTCATAATATTTGGTTTTTAATGTGGGACACCCATTATCTGCATTTCAATTCCATCGAATTTTAGTACTTCATGGGTATCATTATAATTTATTCTTTTTAAGTATTTATTGACTCCAAATCCAATTAATTCACCGTATTCATCACGAATAAATGCCTGTTGAATATCAATGATTTCCTTAAATATATCGGAATCGTCTTCAAATTCTGTTGTTTTGAATTTCAATGGTATGAAAAATTCCAATTGTCTGAATTCAAAACCAATCTTTTTTATATGTAAGAATTCACTGAGTTCCTCAATTTTATTAATGGTGTTATTGTTCTCACGCACAACATTAATTGGAAACTGAAACTGTTTTGATTTCTTCTCTATATCAAGGACTTCATATTCATCCAGAGCATTTTCTTTTCTTTCAACAACATCCATAACTTTAGCCAGACCAACTTCAATTGGTTTGTTGTTGAAAATATACATGATTTCCAAATCATCATCCTTTGTACGTCTTTCCTCGAATTCCATTGCAATCACCTCACCAAGAGTTTTTCCAGTATGTTTATGTTTATCATCGAAGAACCCATAATGTTCATATCGTCTTCCATAACGGTCTTTCATGCCATAACTTGTCCCATGTTTATCAGCAGCAACAGCCATCTGATGTGGTGTCGCTGTCCTGATAAACTTATCGGCTTTCTTCAGTACCTCGTAATAGTCCTGAACGTATTTTTCATCAGTTTTACCAGCATAGAACTTCTCCAACAATTGATTACGGTTACGCATTCTCTGCGTGTGATTGTTTCTCTCATCCAAATTATTAGGGTCTGCTTTGAGTATTTCGATTTCAGTATTGAACAACGCAATACCAATAGCAATTCCTATTGTATGTAGTTTAATATAAACCCAAAGGATGATATTTAGAAAGAATTTCTTCATTTTTAAACCACTTCCAATCCCTTCAAAACCACTGATTTATAGAATGCTGCACGTTTTTTTGTCACGTATTCAAGATTATATTCTTCTTTAAAATCCTCATATAATTGGTTACCTAAACGCTGTCTTAAATCAGGGTCTAATATCAACTGTTTCAAATATCTCTTCCAATATTTATGTGCATTTTTCTCCGAACGAATCAAT